CATCCACCGAGCCTTCAGTTATGTCCTGAAAGTCACCAGATAGATCGCCATCAAACTCTACAGCAACAAAAGTTGCAGGCTTCCTTACTCTTGCGGTGTCGCCGATTTTCTTAAACTCTTTATCGTGTCCTCGATAAACCAAATTTGCCATGACTAAATTGTTTTCCAATGCGAGTAATCCAACGTCAGCTATGATAGTTGGCGTTAAAAAAGTGTTACCAGGCATTTTATTACCTCCTGTTTATTTTTTAGTTAGATATTTAGCTTTCTCCGATATGGACAGTTTTTCAAACTGCTCAGGAGCCAAAGCTCCGAGTTTGCCAGAAGTTACACCAGAATCAGGAGCAAAGGACTTGGTGCTTTCAGTATTAGGTTTAACTGCACCTAATCGCTTAGCTACCGCTTCCACTTGCTCTACAGTCGGCAGGTTTAGTTCCTTGAGAGCCATAGGACTGATCCCGTATTTCGCTCCGATTTGCCATAGTTTAACCTCCATCAGAGTATCCCGGGCAGCCTTGACTTCTGCCTCATGCTCGGCTTTGGAGCGGGCAATCTCGTCTCGCTGTTTTTGAATATCAAGCTTTTGTGCTTCCAAATCAGCTAATTGCTTCTTTTCAGCTTGTCTTCGCTGATATTCCCGCATCTTGGACGGGTCTGATCTTGCTTCTTCAAGTTCAGCTTCCTCCTTACGTCTATTGAATTCGGCTACAGCCTCCATCTGTGCTTTGATAGCCTCCTCTTGACTTTTAAGGCGAGCTTCCATCTCGGATAGCTGTTTTGCAGTCCTGCCAGCAGCAGCGAGAGCATCATTGACTATCTTCTCCTTTTCCTGCTCCGTGTAAGTTTTGGCCTTCTTCTCTTCTGAAGTTCCCTGATTTTCAACAGTTGAAGACTGTCCAGGCTCAGCCTGAAGAGTGTCCTTCTGTTTTTCAGTTCCGTCCATTATATTTTCCTCCATTTCCATTATATAACCTGTTAGCAAAATTTAACAAGCTATTGTGATAATTCTTTTATCCACTCCTCCAGTTGAGCAGCTTCTCCTGCCTCTTCCCAGGGCGTTTTAGGGGCTTCCTTCTTACCTCGGTCTTGAATAGGTTTCCAGTCAAGGGCTTTGACACCCCAAGCATCCAGGTCAGGATTTCTTGCTCTAAAATCAAGTCTGGGCTGGCCTTTAGGTAGATTAAGATACCTTTGATATTTGGCATAGACTTCTTTAGTCGGTACTTTGGAATAATCCCTGGGCTTTTCCCATCCATATTCACCTTCAGTATCTTTATAAAGTTGTACCATAGCCTTTTCGAACTCAGGGTGTTCCATTAGCCACCAGTCATCCTCATAATCTTTTCTTGGCGTGTTGTAGTATTCTACGTATTGTTCAATAAGTTCTGTCGGGAATCCCCAATCCATAGCTCTCATCCTGTACCTATCATCTCTAAAGTCAGGATGTTCACCAAGATATTTCTGTTTAGCTATAGTATTTTCTGAAGGAATGGCATTGTATTCTTTCTCGAAAGGCTGATTTTTAATCTTAAGCTGGTAATACTCTACACTCTTGTAATCATCAGTATCTTCCCATCCCCATTCTTCCATTGCCCACTTATTGAAGTCGGAATTTTGTAGTCTCCATAGTTTAACCTGTGGGCTTGCTGCACTGCAGTTTGTGAGTAGGTCAGAGTATTCAAAGTACTTTGGTATTAAAGTCCTCGGAGGCAGTCCCAAGCCCATTTGGGACAAAGGTATGCCAAGCTCCTTGCTCCATTGTTCTATCAGATTATATGCCTCCATGCTTTGTAGCTTACCACCATAACCCCATAGAGCTAATCTTGCATCAGCTTCAGGATTGTTTTTACGATATTCAGCACGCCAGTCCTTTGCCAGATTGGGATAGAGCTGTGCAAACCCTTCTTTATCTTCTTCTGCAAGGGATTGGAATGTTTTCCATAAGCCATAGTATTCTGCAGGGATATTGCCTTCTTTTTCATCCTCGGCGTCCATCTCAATAATTGGCTTGTACGGTAATCTCCAGTATTCTCTTCCTAACTTTTCCGTATCTTCCGACTTCCTTACAAATACAGGATTTAAGCCTTTAGTCTCCTTACCTTTGTTAATGTAGTCCAGAATTTCATCATAGAGAGTCTGCCCATATTTTTCGATAAAGGCATCAATCCTTCTGTCCCGTTCCTCCCAGTTATAATCACCGTTAGACAGATAAATATCGGCGTCTTCAGCAAATCGGATTTTGCTACCATACTCAGCTAAGGCTACATCGAAAAGAAATTCATATTTTGATCCTTCCGCCTCTTTCTTTTCAAAATACTCGAATATGCTGGAATAGTGCTCATCCCGGGACATCGAGCCCATGATAGCACCATAGTTTGCACCAGCTTCGCCTGTTAGCTCTCGATATAGCTTTGTATCTATTTCACCTGCCTGTAAGCGCTTGGTTAGCTGATCTATGCGGTCGTAATATATCTCACGCTCTTCATCCACACGTGACGTATAGGCTTCCCATTCAGGCGTTTGTCGTATCTTGCTGTCATTCTGTGCTTCCTCATAAAGTCGAGCGAGTTCAGGGTCACGATCTAACAGGTCTTGTCTCTGCTTTTTATCCAGCTCACCCCAACCTAACTTGCCATCTTGCCACGCCTTTACCTGTTTCGGGTCAAGCTCACTTTCAGGTAGTAACTTTTTAATATTCTCATTGACATAGTCGTAGAATGAAACCCATGTAGATTCAGGAACGCTACGCCAGCCAAATACCTCAAAGATAGGCACAGCAGCCCTGGCTACGCCTTCAGGTATCTCATAATTGTGCACAAGTCCAGGTATCATCCAGTTAATACCTTGCTCCATCCATATCGGCTCAAAACGAGTCATAATATAATAGGCATACTCCCAAGGTGTCTCGATAGGATAACCCAAGAAGTCTTTATGTGTAGCTAATTCATAACCCATGCCAACAAGAGGAGAAGAACGGCTATACCACCAGTACACGAAGGGATTATCCTTATTTAATCCACCATTTCCCAATATCCGTACAAGGTCGATCCTTTCTTTTTCTCCATACTCGGTAATACATTCGTTGATATTACCAGCTAATCTAACCAAGCCATACCAGAATCCTCCCGGGCCAAAGGTGTAGTTACCTATCTTAATGCCCATCAGGTCACTAAGAGGACGCCACATTACCTCTCCTGTTATCGGGTCTTCTCTAATACCAAACCCTTTCTTAATATCATCCCAAGCATCATCTTCATCTTTATCAGAAAGTAATGATATAGCAAGCTGAATACCAGTATAATAGACAACACCTGCGGCCAACAGCCCACCTAATGCCTCTTTTGCCATTTTCCCGCTATAACCGCCACGAAATATATCAGCTACTACTGTAAGACACGCTCTTGTATAGTTCGGCGCAAACCATGCAAAAGCTGATTCTGCTTGTCTTACTGTTAATGGAACACCCATAGCCTGCGTTTCACTCAAGCCTGTAATAATATCCAAATGTCGAGCCAATTCAAAACCCTTACCTTGCTTGAGTGCCTTAGGAGATAGAATCTTCCAAAACTCATCTCTAACAATTTCTCCAGCGCTATTAAATGATATTTCCGCCCGTTCATAGAGAGCAGCGAGTCCCGTCTTCCCAGTCACCCATCTAAATCCTTCAGGTATAGCACCTCTGGTACGGAGAGCATCGAAGTAGTCAATTGATCTTGAAGTGCCTCCAAAGCTATTCCGTTGAGCAGCCACTTTCTCTTGTTTATCCAGGTAGCCATAAAAGACACTTGGGCTGAAAAACGCTCTGGTAGAATCATATAGAGCTTTATACCATGCTCCCATCAACCTCGCTCCAGTAGCAGGATTAGAAATAAGTTGTGTATGAGCCAGTCCAAAGGATGGCAATCCCTGAATCATCATAGCTGAAAAGTCTAAGCTTGCTTTAGTTATTCGCAGTATGCCAGCAGCGTCACTGGTAAACTTCAAGACAGAATTACCTTTCTCTACACCGAAAAACTTATTAACTGCATCTACGAAGTCCTGATTGAATATCCGTCCACTTGCGAATGGCATCATCAAATAATTCTCCCCGATGTCCGGACGTCTCACAATTTCCATCTTTTCCGCCATTTCGTGTTTAGCCTGCCAGAATGGTGCTTTGCGTGATTCCACTATTTGTTTTACTTCATCTCTTAGTTTAAGAAGCTCCTGTCTACGTTCCTCTGCGCTCTTGGTAATAGGTTTAGTATAGGTTTCCTTTTTTATCTCTGTAGGTTCTTCCAATCCCGGCTGTCCTTCTACTTGAGGCTTAACCTCCACTTCAGGTGGAGGGAGTTCAGCTTGTTTATATGCATCTACAAGCTTTGAATAGTCATCCATCGAGATTTGTGTAATCTCGCCCTTACCTTTAGGATAGACTGGAGTTAGATAGCCAAACATATCTTGTTGAAGTCCAGGTTCAGGCATCCCAGGTTCTGCTCTTGGAATTAGTATTTCCTCTTCTGGAGCTTTTGCAGGAAGTGATTTAGCGTATTCAATAGCTTCTTTTTGTGTCTCAAATCCGCCTTTAATAAGCTTGTGTTGCATACCTTCCACGCCACCCGCTGTAACAGGTTCTAATTCAGTTTCACTTCTCACTGTCCAGATTTTCTTATGCCCGTATGCATCAGTATCAGAACCTTTATAGGCAGCATTGCCCATAACAAGATACGTTTTATTAACCAGCGTAACTGTGTCAGTGTACTTAGCTTTACCACGCCCGGGATAAACTTCTCTTTGGACTTGCTCTGTAATAGCTTCGGTTACGGCTTCGGTGGTTTCGGTAGCTCTGGCGGCTTCGGCTTCGGCTGGGGTGGCTTCTCCCCTATGGGGTGTAATTTCAGGAACTCGTCCGCCCTCATCAGTAGTAACATATCGTGTCGGGCCGAGGGCTTCTCCAGAATTGATTGCATCTCTGATTCGGTCAATTGTCTCTCTTGTAATGGCATTTGCTTTACCTCCTTTGGCTATTTTCTCAGAGGCGTCTCTCATAATATCATCAATGACACCTACGGCATTGGCTTTTGCTTCAAATATCGCTAAGGCAGTAGCGCTCTCTTGCGCTAATTTTTTACCTGTTTCCACGTCCACCACCGTTTTACCTCTTGCTAACGCTTCTGGTCTTCCCGTCGCAGTAACATAGGAGAAGAGCCTTTTATCCTTTGCAAGAGCATCCTCCACTGCAACACGTAACTTAGCCCGGGCTAATAGCATACTCTTCTCGGTTTCAGTTTCACCAAAAAGCGTAGCTTGTGTTACTTTGGTAGTGCCTGCCCATTTTGCCTCTTTGATTATTGCTGATAGCTGTTTATAGGTTAGTTGCTTATCCAGATATTCTTTGGCAATGGCTCGCTGATTAGCAAAGTCCCCGGGCAATTCTTTTCCAATAATGGCAGCAGCGTGTTCATCCAGCTCACCAATCGCTACTTTATGATATACACTATCGTCCAAGCCTGCGATGGCAGAACCTTCGGAAGCAAGTCTGCCTTCTGGTGTGATCCCCCACTGTTTAAGATACTCAATATCTTTCCCGCTATCTCGCAGAAACTTGGCAACATCAAATGGCGTGCCTCTATCTTCAGCGATGTTTATAATTGCACCTTTGGCTCGTGCCTCCTGCTCGGTAACGCCATCTACTTCCTTATCAATTCTGATCGGAATAGTTTTTGCGCCACTTCTTTTTGCCAAAGCCAGGCGCTGGTGACCATTTACAATATAGACTGTGCCATCTTTAGCCTGCCAGCCATAGGTAATTCCTGCCAGTTCAGGATTCCATTTCGCTTGAGCAAGGACTCCAGTTTCACCCGTCACCTCGCTTGAGCGTTGCTTAAACTGGAAACGTTGAGGATCAACCTTAATCTGACTAATAGGCATCTCTGTAAAAGGCAGATTACCTACTATTTTTTCTGAAGGTGGAGTGGCAGGGGCAGCAGGCTTTGTATCTGTCTTGGGAATATACATAGGATTGGAGTCTATATCGCTAATGATTCCTAAAATCCGTTTACCGCCTGCGTCATTCGTTCTTGATACAAAGTCGAGTAATTGAGAGCGGAGGGTTAATCTTTCATCATAAGGGATAAGTTTCAGTGTATCTCTAATCTTCTGTGAGCTTGGAAGTTTGCCTTGTGTGATCGGATATTCTTTTAATAGCTTTATATTCCTCGCAGTCTCGGCTTGTTCTCTTGCTTCGGCAACATAATATCTAAGTTTAGGCCCCAGCTCAGGAAACTTGCGTTCCATCTCGGCAATAGTGGCTTCAGGCAATATCTCGCCTCTTATAGCTCGATTGATAACACCTTGAAACTTGGCAGCGCTGGCAAGCTCTTCTTTAGTTAGCTCTGCTTTAGCAGCGACTTCAGGATACCTTTCAAGCAATCTCTCTTTAGGTGTTACGCCAAACTCTTCAACCGATTTGCTAAATCTCGTACTTGCTATCTCCTTAAAAGCCTCTTGAATATACGAACCTACAGAAACTTCTATATTCGGCTCATACATTATGTGGTTCTGTATGCCCTCCATCATCGTCTTGAATTTTCTGGGCTTTTTATAAGACGGTACAGTACCTGGGCGTCCACCAGTCATCCCCTTTCTCCCTCTAACTTCCACCAGTTCACCCTCTACTGTTTTACCCGTAACTACTCTATGAATCCATCTCTCATTAACGGCTTCAACACCAGCGCCTTCATCTTTTAGTAACTTATTCACCCATTTATTTATGCGGTTTACCCGGGCGATATACTCCATAGCCCTATCCATATTTGTCCAATCATACATTTCAGGATAGGTGAAAACATGCTCTAATGTCCCCGCTATGTCCTTGTGTTCTTTATATTGCGGTAATAATCTGCGTGCCATCTTTTCCGAGTAGCCTTGCTCATTAAATCCAAAGTATTGCACAGGCTTCTCGATAAGGTTGCGGAGCACACCTACTTCAGTATTAGCGATACCTACACCTGTGCGCTTGATAGTGCCGTAAACTACAGCACCACGCCCTACTATGTCCTGTGTAGCCTTGGTATCCCGATTTACTAAGGTACGCCATCCCAAGCCTCCTTCAACAATCTTGCCGATCTTGGGTATCTTAGCGGTAGCCTGCACCGTAGTCCTTATCCAGTTAGGTACAAGCATACCCTTTATAATATCTTCGTCCGCTGGTATCTTCTCTAAAGGCCCATCCGTTTTTATTACTTCTTCTGGGTTTTTAGTACCTATACCAAAATCTCCTCCCACAGGCACAGAATACTTGGGATTAGTGCTTTCTATCTTACCCATAGTAGTATTCTGAAATTGCTTTTCGTATTCCTTCTTAGCAGTATTCAAAGCGTCTTCTATAGCCTTCTCCCCTTCAGGAGTCTTGGCAACTTCATTTGCAGCTTTGAATTGTGCCTCCCCTTCAGGAATTCCATTCTCTTGAAACTTGGCGACCTCTTCATCGAATTTCTTGCGCATTTCGGGATTTAGTGAATTATGGAAGGTAGAGAAGGACGCAACACCACCGATACCAGCGAATGGCAGCGATGCAATTGCACCCTGTATGAAAGCATGGTCTAAACCTTCCATGATAGATTTCGTCTCGTCGTAGTGCTGTAGAATAGCGTTTTCAACAGCCTGTGTAGCGGCCTCTTCCATCCCTTCTATACTTGGCAGGACGCCTGTAGTTATGGCAGCTTTGGCTATTCGGTTAGATGTTCCCTTGAGCAATGTATCCCAGAACGGTTTAGCAGCCTGCTTTATTGGCTTAAACAGGATGCCCAATAAAGGCAAGTCGGTTATAGTTTCTATCCCACCTGCAACATTTCCGTAAAGTAATCCCCACTGCCGGGCTTCTTCAAAAGGTACTCCCTGTCTTACCAAGTCCTCGGTCATTCTACTGGCTTCAGGAGCACCAGCTACTACTAAGCCCGCAGGAATACCTACATAAGGCGTAGTAAGAGCTGATAACGATACCATAGTGCCCATAGTGGCAAGTGTATAAGCAAGGCTTTGCGTAAAAGAGTAAGCATAATATCCAGGGTCGGTTAATAGAGCTGTGTTCTCAAACGGATTTTCATTATATTCAGGTTTTGGGGCAAGCTCCGGGCGACTCTCCCACCATTCTTGGTGCTCTTTAGCCTGGCGATTAAATCGCTCTATAGAGTCCTCTTCTACATACTTTAAAAACTCTTGCTCTTGTTTATAAAACTCTGTGTCTGCAGCGGGCTGCAGCTCCCTGACTTTCCTATACATTCGTGAGAAGAAAGAAGGAATGACTGAAGTAAATGTCTGTCTCATCCCATGAGCAAAGCTGACTGCACCAGAAATTAAAGGGTCAAAGACATTATCTTTAATCCAACTCTCCTCTTGAAACTCTGCTGGTATAGTCATACCAAAGAATTGGTTTATCTCTTCATCAGTGAAATTCAGGAGTCTTAGTAAATCTTCTGTATCTTTATCTCTCCCGATGGTAAAAATATCCTTAAAAAAGTTTTCAGGGTTATTTTGTGCATAGCTAATTACCTCTGCCATATCCTGCTTAGGGAATACTTTCCCGAACACCTCCTCAATCTTGAGCGCCTTTTGCTGTTGAGCAGCGTATTCTTCAGGATTGGTTACGGCTAAGTTAGATAGTTTTAAGGCTTGCTCCATCTCATCCCGAGTGTACTTTCCCCCACTCGGTGCTATAAACAAATCATCTTCTGTAATCTCCCACTTTTCAGGTGTTATCAGGCTACTTGTGTACCTCTCCCCCTCTTTTTGGCTTGGCGTTAGTTTGAGCATCCATCCAGTATCCAATCCTAAGCCTACACTTTTAGCCTCTTCTGCACTTAAAAATATATCCTGGTTAGGAAATACTGTAGCTAAATCCCTTTTCTCCACCGCATTCAGCACCTGCGGGAACATCTCCCTAACCTCTTTTAGCGAGCTTCCATATTCTGACAGGAGATTTTGTATCTCCCTATCTTTGCTCTTTGTCCACTCTTCTAATAGAGTTTCCTCGTCTAAGCTGAACCTATCCACTATCTCACCTGTAGCTTTCTCTTATCCTGTAACTTTTTCTCTGCCAGCAACCTTTCTATGACACTTGGCTTCTTACCTTCGGTGCTCTCCGGCTCACTATTAAGCGCCTCGATTATCATATCATCTAAATCTTGCTGTGTGAATGTAAACTTTTTACTCACTTTCCACCTCCGCCATCTCATTTGGCTCACCTGGTATCTGCGCACTTCTCGCCCTCGGCGCAGTACCACCTCCTCCGCCAGCTAATAGCGGTAGCAATTGTTGTGCTGCACTCCTTCCTGTCTCCTGTGGTGTGCTCTTCACTGCATTCTTATCCACCATAGCGATCATCTGTTGCCTCTGCTTTAGTGTAGCAGCAATCCTCTTGGCTAAGATATAAGCTTGAAGCGGCTCTCCATCTTCAATCAGCTTAGACGCCCTGCGGTACAAGAAGAGCACCTCATCAACCTTCTCCGCCTGCTCTGATAAAAACTTTGCCTCTTCTCCATCGGGGTCTTTTAGCTTTAACACCTCCCGTCTGATAGTATCACTGGACAAGAAACCTTGCGCTGCATTGGCTATAGACAAATCCGCAATATCTTGCTCTTTTGTTTGAGTGTAGAAGCGATATTTGATAGTGTAATCCCCATTGAGATCGGATTTGCTATATGTGTTCTGATTGCTCGGCTGTCCTATCTTCATGCTCTTACCCAAGCCTTTGCACTCATCAATAATCATTTGGCTTAACGCTTGATAAAAAACTGCCTTAGCCTGCAATCTCGGAAGGAATATATCATCCCTGGACGCTGATAATCTGGTAATCGCTACCGCTGATAATGGGAAGGTAAGCGTACCATAATCTATAACCGACAAACTACCTTTCTGCAATGAAGCGTCCAAAACGGCATAAAATAGCCGTGTAGCGTTCTTTATGTCGTTAATAGGCATCGGTTTATATCCTCTGCCAGGCTCTACGGGATTTACCTTTCGGGGCCCAAAAGGTGACTCAGCAGGTTTAGACGCTGACTCCCCTTTGGAGCTTTCATACTGAAGACTGTTAAACAATGACATGACATTTAACGTCTGAAGTATCGAGGCCGTTCGGTTCTTTTCACTCCACAAACCACGGTTCATCCATAAAATACTTTCCCCCTGGTGCTCCTCTGCGGTGCTTAACTGTGACCCCGCAGGGCAGATGGAAAGCACAAAGGGAGGCTTCCCGTAAGGATTCTCTTGCTCCTTAACTACCTCTCTATCCACAAAGACGATATTGGTATCCTGCTTCCATAGGTCGGTAACTTCTCCATACTCACTGCCTATTTGTTTACCGTACTCTTTCTCTATCTGTGACTTCGATCTTCTGAATGTCGCTGCTGCCCATGTAAGGCCGTTATCATCAGTATCATAGACAAAAGATATTGTATCCACAGGCAACACGTCGGGAACTATATTTCCCTTCTCGTCTAACCTGATACACGCCCGGGCTGCAATACGCCCTCTTATACATATCTGCTCATTGATATAACCATCAAGTCCGATGATACCTCTCTTCCCCAGTCTCTCATCTATCATGTAGTAGATGTCTTCCAGAAACTCTTCAATCTTCGTCGTTGCCTTGTCCGTCATGTCCCGTCCCTCTACTACCGTTTGCATGGAAGCCCCGCCTAAGATTGATATGGCTTTGTTAGCAAACAGTAGCGGATCATTGAGCGTAACATTGACTACGTCCGGCATGGGCTTGTAGTGATTCGGTGGCAACTGCATCATCTGATAGGGTGTGAGAAAGTACAGGTCTTCGTCCTGTTGCATACGGCCAAAGACATTGGCCATCTCTGCCTTCTTATCTTCTATCAGTTTATAATCGTCCATTATTTACCTCCTTAGAATTGCCATACTGGTATACGAACCCCCACGGATACCGACGTTGCAAAGCCAAACCTGTCCACTAACCCCACAGTACCATATCTGCCAGCATCACACGCATGGTCTCGTACTTTGACAGGCTCTTCTAAAATGTTACCGTCCTTGTCCTTTTTACGGCAGTAATTACGCACCTCTTTGATAGTATCTACACTTGACTTGGTGATATGTAGCGTTTGCCTTGCTACAAGGTCAATCCCCATCTTCACATCCTTATTGGCCGGGTATATAACCCATCCTGCTCGGTTGATCTCTTCAATCCTTGCAGGTTCAGCGGCATCAGCGTATATGTCTGCTCTGTCTTCATGTGACAGTCTCTCTATCAGATCAGCGTTAGTTAGCCGTTGCTGATATATCCTCTCATCCCAGTATAGCTTGCGGTCACTCATTACGACTCGAATTAAGGCTGAAGGATTAGTAAAGCCAAAGTCTAATCCGTAAGCCCACGCCTGCCAGTCTCTGGTTGAGGGCAGGCTATCCACTACCTGTATATCACGCCAGATAAGGTTATCCAATCGTCCAAGCCTGCCCTCTCCAAACACGGCCCACCATGTCGGATCAGCGTCCTTGTAAGACTCCAGATTGCGCACTACATCTCTTGGTAATACGTTCATGGCGTCTAAGTATGTAGAGTGGACGTAGAGATTCTCTGGTTGTCCTATCCAGTTACTATGCGCCCAGAACTCAGCTACAGGATTCCAGTCAGCTATCGTAAACCGTGACGTCCTAACGTCCAGCTCTCGCACCGTTTCCCAGGGAACGTTATTAGCTTCATTAACAAACAAGATGTCACGCCTTAAACCCCGCACCTTGTCCGACTCATCCGCACCAAAGAACTCGACCTTGCATTGTCCGAAGTCGTAGCGGAACAAGGTCTTAGACCAGCGAGCATTATTATCTTCAGACTCCCCAAGTATCCTAAAAAAATCTCGAATACAACCACGGCGCAGATGAGGCAGTGACTCGGATACTACCGAGATCAGCATAGGGCTCTGTGCACCACGAGCAATAAGGATCAGCACCTGCAATATAGACCAGGTCTTACTTGACCAAGTCCCGCCTTCGTGCAAACAGCGACGGTATCCCTCCAGCCATGCCCGGAGTGTCTCGTCAAATACTCTGGTCGTCCGTAACTGCATCTGTTAGCTCCTGTGTTCTTTCCCCCTTTATTACCCGCTCTACCATGTCCCGGGCTTGTTCCCCCGATACCACCACTGTAATCCCCACATCAAGCGAACTGATCTCTTGTTGTTGTAAAACTTTGCCCTCCAGCCTATCCAGCAACTCTTTGTAGTAAGTAGCGTTTTCACCGGCCAGCGCCAGCCCCCTTTCCGCCAACCACTCAAGCCAGGTAACGCCTTTCTTGTATGGGCAAGGCTCTAAGAGCATCTCTCTCTGC